GACGTCCCTACTGTCAAAGACTGGGATCTGGTGTACGACTACATCAAGACCAACGACTCGTTCTACCTCTTGCAGAAACGTATGAGCGCAGCAGCGTTTCGTGAGTTATTAAATCTAGGGCATGAAGTCCCAGGTGTCGAGATTTTCAAAGACCGTAAGTTAAACCTTCGAGCTTTGTAAAATAATAAGCTGTGCTTATATACATAATCATAAGCATGGCTTATAATTTATACCGCTACCCCACTAACGGGGCTCAGCGTTCAATGTAACTAAAGTGAGTAAAAGTCCAATGGCTAAAAAAGAAATCGCAACACCATCAAGCTTAATGCTAATTGATGACACCCCTGACCACGTCACAAACGCTGCCGGTTTAGGCAACGAAAACGTGACTGTTTCCTCCGATGATATTCCAGAGATCAAGCTGCTCCAAAAGATCAGCAACGAATGTGACGAGAGTCATGCGCGTTATATTCCTGGTGCAAAGCCTGGCATGATGTTCAATGACCAGACTCGCGAGATCATGAAAGAATGTTTAGTAGTCAACGTGTACTACGACCATTTCTGGATGGCGTGGAACAAGAACACCAACTATCCGTTTATTGATGCAGCAACCAACACCAAAGAATTCGAGTCCAAAGAAGCCATTGAGCAAGCATTTGCTAGCCCATCAATGGAATTTGAAGACGTGGATAACTACGACGTAAACGATTCACCTCGTCACTACGTGCTCGTACTTAACCTCGAAACTGGTAAAGCCACTGGCGCTATCATGAAGTTCCCTCGTACCAAGGCTAAAGTGTCTAATCGTTGGAACAATCAGATTGCAGCAGCGGGCGGTGATCGTTTCTCAGCTGTGTGGGCCGTAGCCGGTATCACAGAAGAGAACAAGAAAAACGGTAAGACCTACCTTAACTACAAGATCGAGCGCAAAGGCTGGGCATCCCCTGACCTGCACGCTAAGGCAGAAGAAGCTTACAAGCATCTGTCTGGTCACGTAGATCAAAAAGCAGCCTAACCGCTGCGCACTGAGCGTTGTATGGAAGCGACGCTTTTTTTATGCTGGACGGAGCCCTTAATCAAAAGGTTCTGATCTTTGAACGAGCATGGTTACATTCGTTCCGTCCACCGCCATTTGCCTGCAGACATGCACAAATGGAAAGTCCACGATAACTATGCAGGCGGTGTGCCTGACTGCTGGTACGCAGGCCCAACAGGTAATATCTGGGTCGAGTACAAGTGGATTGCTACACTACCAAAACGTGGCTCGACACTCATAAAACCTAATCTTTCTGCACAACAATTAGCCTGGCTAATAAAAATGTCTGGACATGGCATAAGCTGTGCTTGTATTATTGGGTGCCCAGAAGGGGGAATCCTACTCACCGAGCAGGATTATTGGCTTAATGGAATAAGTAAGCAAATGATGAGCCTTACCCCAGCCAAGGGTATCGCAAGCTGGCTCACAAAAATCTGTATGGAGATGGAATCAGATGACTATAACCAAAGCAACAAAGGCGGCAACCACGCCTGACCTATTAACCAAGGGTACATCATCCCCTCCCAAGCGGAGTATATCTAGTGACTCATTAGAAATGTCACAGAGAATTTCCAATGTCTGGAAATTAAATAAAAACAAGAACGGTCTAGATTTAACACAACAAAAAGCAGCAGTACAACTTGGGATGACCCAACCGATGTTCAGTCAAATGCTCAACGGTACAGTGTCAATTAATCCCATGATGGTACTAGGGGTAGCTGCTTTGTTACGTTGCGACCTTGGGGCTTTAGTAGCAGACCTTAGAGAGTATAAGATCCTATACGCAGTCAGCCCGACTTCTAGTTTTCAAATCCCGGTTTCGTTGACTCTCTCAGGGAAATCCGTATCTGGAAAAACAATAACTATTATGACACACACAATCTCAGAAGCCTTTGCAGTAGAGATTGATACCGATGAGTATGTTCCTCGTTATAACAACGGTGAATATGCAATCATCGACCCCCTCACACAGTGGGAGGTTGGCAATCAAGTGCTAGTCCGTTATGGAAAAGACGCTTGTTTAGTCCGTGTAATTGCCAGTATCAATGGTAGTGAGGTTATTACTCACCACCCAACAGTAGTAGGCATAAGTACAACGATTAATTTAGCAGACCCGAAGATCACCGTACGCGGTGTCATTCGTGGGGTGCAATTTTAGTTATGAGAAACTTTAATTTTAGTAAAATGCGCTGTAGAAAGCTCGCTTGGATGGAAGAAGCGGTCTGGGAGTGGTATACGCCACTGGTAGATGCGTTTAATCAACTTCTACCAAAGCACACTGTAGCGTCAGGCGATTGCATTGCTCGTAAACACAATGTGATAGGTGCAAAGTTTGCAGAAGATCAAGAATCTCAGGGACCCCCAATTAGTAACTTTTTTTTATACCTCCTAATATAAGCAGGGCTAATACAATGAAAGAACATGACATGGTTGACCGACCAGCGCATTACCAATCCGATACAGGAATGCAATGCATTGACGCCATCCGCGCTGCACTAGGACCAGAAGGATTCCGGGCCCACTGCAGAGCAACCGTAATTAAGTACCTATGGAGGGAGAAATGGGACACCGCAGAGGATGCCAAAAAGGCAGCGTGGTATCTCAGTAAATTGGTAGAATCCTATGAAGATGACTCAAACTCTACTCACTGATCTTACAACAATGTTCAACAAGCCATTTATTGGCATGGACGAGGTAAGTGAATTACTTGGTGTACCAAAGCGCACCTTGCAGCAGAGTGTCTACTGTGGACGTTTTGAAGTGCCTACGTTCACACTGGGTAAAAAGCGCATGGTGCGTTTGTCTGACCTGGCGAACTACGTCGACGAGCAATGCGCGTTGTCCGCTGCTGAAATTAAAGAGCTGAACTAACCTCATCTAGCCGGTGTTCCATAATGACGCGCCGTATCTCCTTGGCACGCAGGACATCGGCTGGTGTGAGGTTCACATAGCGCAACAACGACTTCATGTCCGTATGGCCTGAGAACAACATCACTTCTTCTGCTTTGTACCCTTCGGCAAACAAGCGCGTTATCGCTTCGTGTCTAAGGTCATGAAACACTAGGTTCTTATAGTCAGAGCGTGTACTGCTTCCTTTTTCATTGATCCCACACACTTTACACATAGTGTTAAACATGTCTGACATGTTGCTAGCGCTCACTGGCCAGAATAAGGGTTTGCCCTTAGTGTGGATGCCCAAGGCTAAATACTCTTTAAGTACCTTAATGGCTTCTTCTGTGAGCGGTATGCACTGGTCGTTAGTCTCTTTCTTAGTCGGATGCTTTCGCTTCCATATCATCAATTCGCCTGTGTCGAAGTTTGAATCTGCCAACTCCATTCGCGCAAGCTCGCCCTCTCGCATTGTTGTTTCCAATGCTAAAGGAATAATGTATTTCATACGTAGCCGAGTCTTAAATGGATCTGATTCTGATCGTCTGCTACCGTCGTACCGTTTATGGGGCACAGACATAAGCGCTTCAAATTCACCTGGTGCTAATCTTCGGTTACGCTTACTGCTTGGTGCGGTTAAATCATAGTCACCTAGCACCGGACGAATGTCTCGAAGTGATCTGTCGGCGTTAGGGATTAGTTTAATTGCGCGGGCAAACACAAGAGCTTTACTCATGTAGCCAATGTCGTCCTGTACGGATTTGCCTTTCACTGTAAGACGCCGATGTTTAGCAAACTCAAAAAAATGCTGGCCAGTAAGGTCCGCAATGCTCACAGCAGCCATAGGCAATTTCTGCAGACGTATTAATGCGTTCTTTTTGGTCGTGCCAAACGGCTTTATGGGATGAACTTCAGCTAAGTAGGAGGCCATGACAGCGCCCAACGTCCAACGCGCACTGAGCGCTGAGCCTTGCCAGTTGCCAAGATCCATATCGTATTCTATTTTCTTAGCCCAGCGTTGACCTTTAGCTTTGGTATCGAATTTCTTGCTAACGGGCTGGTAGCCCTTCTTGCGGATTTGAAAACGGTAGGAAATTACTTTCCCGGTCGCTTTATCTTTGATGGTGGTGCATGTTGCCATGGTGTATCTCCTTAACAGGCCCACAATCCCTCGCATCTTAGTGCGTCCGAAATTGCGTTCTTGGCTCTGTCACCAGTCTTAACTTACTGATACTTATGGAGAAAAATAAGTGGCGGAACGGACGGGATTCGGTAGCACCAGCCAGCCTAAATCTCCATGAATATCAACAAGTTAGTTAATTTCCCGAGCCGCTATGGGTGCTATTATAGTGCAATTAAAAGCAATGTAAAGCAATAACTTACAATTAGCAGCACTTTCGTACTGCGTCCGTTAGTGCGTCCGATTACAATGCTATATTTCGCCCTCTTCTTCCTCAATATCTTCTAAACTAAGGCCCCAAGACTTTAGTATCTCTGTGGCTTTGTTGGCTTCGTCCACATGGATTTCAATGTATCGATTAATCTGGATAGGAACAATCCCCACGATAGCTAGGACCACACCGGTGATACCGCCGATTGTAATGGCTTTGATCAAAAAAGCCAATGCTTCAAATAGCGCTTCCATATCATATACCCTCTTTGTAGAACAACTCAACAAACATTCGACACGTATCACTACGCTGAATATCTGAGATCTGGAAGTCCACAACAGTGATCGGCAGCGAGTGCTTAGCAAGCAAGTTAATCAGCACACCTAAACCAGACGTTTGCTTAATGTCCGACTGGGCCAAGTCGCCCATCAATACCAGCACACAATTTTCACCAATACGAGTGGTCACCGCCTTGATCTCTTCGACGGTCATTTGCTGTGCTTCGTCAATGAGCACGATAGCGCCCTCTTTATCGCCACCGAAACTACGCCCTCTGATCGTTTCCAATGGTTGCAGTTCAATGTTGCCGTTGTTAAGTGCGACGTCAAAACGGCCTGCGCCCATACGTTGCTTGAGCACATCGACCATGGGCATAACCCAGTTTAACATCTTGTCGTCTTTATCGCCTTTGAATGCACCGAGACTACGCCCAGTGGGAATGTTCGCGCGGCACAGGATTATCTTCTGTACGCGGTTCTGCATGAATTGGTCAGCGGCATAAGCGCACGCTAGATAGGTCTTACCTGAGCCCGCCACGCCTGATGCAATGATCACTGGGCAGTGTGGGTTTTTTAATGCCTTAAGATACTTATCTTGGTTTGGTGTCTTTGGTTGTAGTGGCGGCCTTTGGCGCTCTTCAGCAAATTTATCAGTGGACTTCGTACGTGCTTCTTGAGTGTTCCGTCTCTTTTGTGACACAGGTCATACCTTTGTGGGTGTTGTGGTTAAATACGTGTTCCAGGCTCCCAGCCACTTAGTTCCGCTAAACGGATGTAGTTGCGCAATTCAGCGATCTTAGTGCCTTGCAAAAACTGTGTTTCCAGCGAGCGAATGACCATCCAATCAGTCTTGGCTAGCATTTCACTTTGTGGGGTCATTGCTGCCCGGCCTAAAGGAACAAACTCGGTCTGTATGTCGGGCCAACGCTCAGCTATTTTTGATTGCACTGCTCCCCGAAAACGGACTGCTTCGTCACTAGTGATACCGAGATTGTCGTCTTCAGCGAAGTCAGGTGTTATGTAGACACACCGCAGTAACGTAGGCGCTATCTGAGGCAAGCCATCATAGACTACTCGATCATAAGTGGATCGATCATCGTCCTCAGTTAGTACAGTGTACGAAGTCGTTTCTGACTTACCTAGTTCGATGCGCATAAACTGAGTAAACGCACTTGATTGCACCCCCTTATTAGGAGCTTTTACTAGGCATGTGCTGTATCCAGCTCGAACAAAACTCAATGCAGTCGCATGGGCGAGTACTGATTTACCGCAGCCTGCACGAAAACCTGAGACAGCAATTGCTGCAACAGTAGTGTCCATGCCGAATGGCGCGACATTATTATCAATTAGTGGTAACAAGAGCACCTCCTCTGTGGTAGTAAGCAGCATCGAGCAAAGTTTCCCCTCGGAAGCGAATCCTAATAAAATCAGCATGCTGCGGAATTTCACCAATACCTGAGAGCGCTCTAATGCGTCCAATCTCCTCAACGGGTATAGTGCCTGCTAGGTCTATCAACAATGTATTTACTACTGATTCGCCGCTGTAGAAAATAGAAGTGCCCGAATCTCTGGACGCTCCCCCAACAGGACGATAAGCTGTGGGGATATCGCAGCCATAGCCATAGTAGTAGACCTCTTCACCAATTGTATTAGCCTCAATGTCCAGCTCCAGCCTGTAGCAGATCGACATCAATGTGCCTTTCACACGGATACTCTTACTGCATAGCCCTTGGATGTATAACGAATAGGTTGTGAAGTTCAGTCGCGCTGATGCTAAACAAGACAGATTCTTGATACGCTCCCCAAAAACAGGTTCTAATCGAGTCCTGAATTTAGTAGGAAACCCTTCGACTCTAAAGACACGAACCCCTTCGGGCGTTGGATTAATACTCATTTTCAGCGTTATCCTGGATACGAATTGAGCGAGTGCCAACACTAGTTCGCGAGGTGTTGATACTGCTTATAACAACTTCAGCTACCATGCCTGTACTCGCAACATCATTAAATTGAACTGACGTGGTTGCGGCAGTAAACGTCATCGTATGAGGAACCATACGGTGGTAGTAGTCTGTGCCGCAGCCGTCGGTGCCCGTTTCTGTTCGGTACTGATGCGAAAGAGCAAAAGTAAAACCGCCATTACTCCCCGTAAGGGCAACGCCCCGTGTCGAGTCGTCATGGGAATAATATGACTGGATAGTGAATGCCTTTGAAGCGAGTACCGTGCCTCCCAACCGCTCAAGAACTCTTATTGTTACGACACAGTGGTTAGTTGGCCCTTGTCCATTAATCAATCCGCCCACATTCGCAATGTAAACTGATCCTGTTATGG